AAGAAGACTAAGAACTCCAAGCTTGACGACACAGCCATCGCCGTGGTTAAGGTCAATGAGCATGGTTGGTATGTTGACAATATCATATACGGTAGATGGTCACTTGACGAAACAGCAGCTAAGATATTTCAGGCCGTTAGAGATTACCGTCCCGTATCAGTTGGAATCGAAAGAGGTATTGCTAAACAAGCTGTAATGTCTCCTTTGATGGACATGCAAAAGCGTTACGGTATGTTCTTTAGAGTAGAAGAGCTTACCCACGGTAACAAAAAGAAGACCGACAGAATAATGTGGGCATTACAAGGTCGTTTCGAAAACGGCTACATTACATTAAGCAAAGGAGAATGGAACAGTAGATTTCTAGACCAACTCTTTCAGTTCCCTGACCCTTTGACGCACGACGACTTGATTGACGCTTTGGCGTACATCGACCAACTGGCAAATGTAGCGTACGACTACGACTACGAAATTGAGGACCACGAAATCTTAGACGTGGTAGCGGGATATTAATATGGAAGAACTATACGAAACAGACCCATTGATGATTGACGAGTCTATTGAAGAATGGGTTATGTCTAAATGTGAAAATTGGAGGGACTACTACGAAAGCAATTATGAAGGAAAATTTGAAGAATATTATAGACTCTGGCGTGGTCAGTGGGACCCTGCTGATTCTGAGCGTAGGTCTGAGCGTTCCCGCATTATTTCTCCTGCACTTCAACAGGCAGTTGAGTCTAATGTAGCGGAACTAGAAGAAGCCACCTTTGGTCGTGGCAAATGGTTTGACGTTAGTGACAACATGGGTGACACTGACAAGCAGGACGTACAGTTTTTACGTAACAAGCTTACGGAAGACTTTGAAGACTGTATGGTACGTAAAGCTGTTGCTGAATGTCTTATTAATGCTGCTGTCTTTGGCACAGGCGTTGGTGAAATCATTATTGAAGAAATGAAAGAAATGGCTCCTGCTACTCAGCCTATTATGGGAGGTGAGTTACAAGCAGTAGGAGTAAACATTACTGAACGAGTTAAGGTAAAACTTAAGCCTGTACTACCTCAGAACTTCCTAATTGATCCTGTAGCAACCTCTGTTGATGACGCTTTGGGTGTGGCTATTGATGAGTTTGTAAGCAAACACCAAGTAGAAATGTTACAGGAACAAGGAGTGTACAATGACGTGTACGTGGGATCTGCTGCTCCTGATACAGACCTAGAGCCTGACCAAGACATTACGATTTACAACGACGACAAGGTACGTCTTACGAAGTACTACGGTCTAGTGCCACGAGAGCTTCTAGAAGGCTCTACAGAGGACGATACCGAAGAGTTAGTACCTGACCAAGAGTCTGACTCTAAGTACGTAGAAGCCGTTGTAGTGATCGCTAACGGCGGTATACTGCTTAAGGCTGAAGCTAACCCTTACATGATGTCTGATCGTCCTGTAGTGGCTTTTCCTTGGGACGTAGTACCCGGACGTTTCTGGGGCCGTGGTGTCTGTGAAAAAGGTTACAACAGCCAGAAAGCACTGGACACAGAGTTACGTGCTAGAATCGACGCACTAAGCCTTACTATTCACCCAATGATGGCTATGGATGCTACACGTCTACCAAGAGGCGCTAAACCAGAGGTACGCCCCGGTAAAATAATTTTAACAAGCGGAGATCCTCGTGAAGTACTTCAGCCTTTCAACTTTGGTCAAGTCAATCAAATTACTTTTGCTCAGGCCGGAGCCCTGCAGCAGATGGTACAGCAAGCAACAGGAGCCGTTGACTCAGCAGGAATCGCAGGTCAGGTTAATGGCGAGAGTACTGCCGCTGGTATCAGTATGTCTCTTGGCGCTATTATTAAACGTCACAAGCGGACCCTGATTAACTTCCAACAGTCTTTCCTAATTCCGTTTGTCAAGAAAGCAGCCTATCGGTACATGCAGTTTGACCCTGAGTCGTACCCTGTAGCTGACTACAAGTTTAACGCTAGTTCTACTCTAGGCATTATTGCACGAGAGTACGAAGTAACTCAGCTTGTACAGTTGCTACAGACTATGGGCAAGGACTCACCGTTGTACAATACACTGATTCAGTCTGTTATTGACAACATGAATTTGTCTAACCGTGAAGACCTATTGGCAGCTATGGCTCAAGCTATGCAGCCTAATCCTCAAGCACAACAGATGCAACAAGCAGCACAACAAGCACAACTACAGTTCCAACAGTCCCAGACAGCGGCTCTGGCAGCTCAGGCTCAAGAGTCTAGTGCTAGGGCTACTAAGCTGGCTGCAGAGGCTCAGGCAGTGCCTCAGGAGCTTGAGATTGATCGTATTAATGCTGTCACCCGAAACCTTCGTGAAGGTGACGCCGAAGATAAAGAGTTTGAGCGTCGTATGAAAATCGCTGATACTCTCCTTAAAGAAAAAGCTATAGAAGGTAAAACTAATGTTAATGACAACCAAAGAGTTTCAACTCCTAACGCACAAAATCAGCCAGCAGTTTCAAGACCAATGGGACCGCTTGGAGGAATTGGAACGCAAGGTGGAGGAACTCAGTAATGCCAAAGTCGAAAGACCCAAAGCTAGCACGAGCGGGCGTAAGCGGGTACAACAAGCCAAAGCGAACGCCTAGTCACCCAACGAAGAAGTTTGTAGTAGTAGCCAAGGAAGGCGATAAGACTAAGACTATACGCTTTGGTGACGCCAAGATGACTATTAAGAAAGACCAGCCAGCGCGACGTAAGTCGTTCAGAGCACGTCACAAGTGTGACACTAATCCACCTAGTAAACTAACGGCACGATACTGGTCGTGTAAGAAATGGTAAGGAGATAACTATGCCATACGGAAAAGGTACATACGGAAGCAAAGTAGGACGACCACCTAAGAAAGCAAAGAAACGAGGTAGTTGTGGCAGCAAAAAGAAAAAGTAGTACTAAGAAAGCTAACGACGCTTGTGCAAAGAAGGTCAAGTCCAGATACAAAGTCTGGCCTTCTGCATACGCCTCTGGTGCTGTAGCTAAATGCCGCAAAGTCGGCGCTAAGAACTGGGGTAACAAAAGTGGCCGTAAGAAAAAGTAAAAAGGGTGCTGCCCTTAAGAAGTGGTTTAAGGAGGAGTGGGTAGACGTTAAGACAGGTAAACCTTGTGGACGCAAGTCTGCAAAGAAGGGTGAGTCTAAGCGTCCCTATCCCTCCTGTAGACCTAAAGCAGTTGCTGCTAAGATGACAAAGGCTGAGAAGGCTTCTTCTGCACGTCGTAAGACAGGACCTGCTAAAATTAAACACGCAGTCACAGCTTCAGGTAAACGTAGAAAATCTACAAGAAATGCTTGACATTTGTTTAAAAGTATGCTATACTAATACTATAGTTTAACGAATGATATCTTATGACACCAGAGCTTGAAACTTATTACGATAACTTCCTTGGTCTTTTTAAGAACGAGGGTTTCAAACAACTCTTAGAAGAAATCACTGCTACTACTACTCAGTTATCTAACATTCAGACTGTAAAAGACTCTGAAGAACTCTTCTTTAGAAAAGGCCAAGTTGCTGCTTTTGCTACTATACTGAACCTAGAGTCAACTATAGAAGCATCTAAAGAGCAAGCAGAAGCAGAAGACAAAGAAGTAGAGTATGTATAAAGTATTTGACTTTCGTTGTCCTAATGGACACGTACATGAAGAATTTGTAAAAGCAGAAGTCACAGAAAGTAGGTGCAAGACCTGTGGCGCTGTTTCTACAAGGATGGTATCTGCCCCGTCTTTCCACCTAAACGGTTCCGATGGTACATTCCCCGGAGCACATATGAAATGGGTAAGGGAACACGAAAAAGCAGGTAAAAATAAAACATCTCCATAATGATTATAATCACGGAGTTTAATTATGTCAAGAGCACAGATTGTAGATCCACAGCCTGAAGAGGACAACGTGGACACAATTGAAAACGAAGTTAACGAGATTCAACAAGAAGAAGTTGAGCAACCTCAAGAAGAACCTATAGTTCCAGAGAAGTACCAAGGTAAATCACTGGAAGAAGTTGTACAGATGCACCAAGAAGCTGAGAAGCTCCTAGGTCGTCAGTCATCTGAAGTAGGAGAACTTCGTAAAGTTGTAGACGATTACATTAGTACTCAGACACAACAACAAGCACCTCAACAATACGTTGAGCCTGAAGACGATATAGACTATTTTACAGATCCGCAAGGTGCTGTCAACAAGGCTATTGAGAACCACCCTAAGATTAGAGAAGCAGAGCAGTACTCAGCGCAGTACAAACAACAGGCTGCACTGGCTACGCTTAATAATAAACACCCAGACATGCAAGAGATCCTTGGTGATCCTAAGTTTGCTGAGTGGATAAAAGCTTCAAAGATTAGGACTCAATTGTTTGTAGCCGCTGACCAAGGGTACGACGCTGACTCTGCTGACGAACTCTTCTCACTCTGGAAAGAACGGAAGCAAGTAGTAAAGCAGACCGCTAATGTTGAAAAACAGGAGCGTAAGCAACAACTCAAGGCAGCTAACACAGGCAACGCCAGAGGCAGTGCTGAAGGAAGTCGTAAGAAGGTATATCGCAGGGCCGACATTATTAAACTAATGAGAACTGACCCTGAGCGTTACCAAAGCTTGTCCGAAGAAATCTTACAAGCGTACGCAGAGGGTCGTGTCAAATAATCTATTAGGAGATTAACATGGCTACTACAACATACACTGCTTCGCCTGCAGGAACAGCGTTTACAGCAAAAACGGAAGCATCAGCGTTTATTCCAGAAATCTGGAGTGACGAGGTAATTGCTGCTTACCAGAAGAACCTTAAGATGGCACCGCTTGTCAAGAAGATTGCAATGTCTGGCAAGAAAGGTGACCGTATTCACGTCCCAGTACCTGTTCGTGCGGACGCAAACAAAAAAGACGCTGACACTGCAGTTACTGTAATTGCAAACACTGAAGACGAAATCACAATTGACGTTGATCGTCACTTTGAGTACTCTCGTCTGATTGAGGACATCGTAGAAGTACAGGCACTTAACAGCCTCCGTCAGTTCTACACTGAAGATGCTGGTTATGCGCTTGCTAAGAAGGTTGACACTGACCTCCACCAAGTTGCTACAGCTTTCCGTATTGACGGTGCTAACGCTAACGTAGGTTCTACCAACGTACTGCACACTGGTCTTCCCGGTAGCTACGTACACAGCTCTTGTTTCTACAACGACGGCGGTGCCACTACTACAGCATTTGCACAAGACACTGTTGTAGCCGCTGACGTGTTTAGCGACGACTTCTTCCGTGACATGATTCAGAAGATGGACGACAACGACGTTCCAATGGACAACCGTTGCCTCGTAATTCCACCTTCAGTACGTAACCAGATCCTTGGTATCTCACGTTACGTGTCTTCTGACTTCGTAAGCGGTCAGCCAGTTGCAAGCGGCCTTATCGGTAACCTCTACGGTGTAGACGTATACGTGTCTTCTAACTGCGAAGTTATTGAAACCGCTGCTGAAAACGACGGTGGTCCTGAAGTACGTGCTGGACTCTTGTTCCACAAGGACGCTATCGTTCTTGCAGAGCAGATGTCTGTACGTTCACAGACTCAGTACAAGCAGGAGCACTTGTCAACTCTGTACACTGCTGACACTCTCTACGGTGTAGAGTGCTACCGTCCTGAAGCTGGTTTTGTTCTGGCTCTGCCAAACTAAGCCTAAGCTAAAACTCAAGGGGTCAGCAATGGCCCCTTTACCTTTTCTGACTCAGGAGAACATCCATGTCACGTTTAGCTAAAGATTCTAACTCAGCACCTATTCAATGTCTTCGACCCGGAGCTACTCAGACAGTATCCATATCAGGCTCTGCTGCTTCTTCAACTTCTATTACTCAACGAGTAACACGTATTGTTGCCACTGTAGACGTACACATTAACGTCTCAGGCACAGCTACTACTAGCGACTACTACATCCCATCTAACACTGTAGAGTTTATTCACACTTACAATGGAGACACCATTAGCTTTATCACTGGCGGAAGCACAGGCACAGCTTACGTATCGGAGATGGACTAATGTTTTTCGGCTCTAGGCTTAACAGACTAGCTACGTCTATTAGGCGGGGAATATCTAAATACTCTGTTGGTTCTGACAACCCCGGTCTTGTCTTTGACTTCATTGATAACTTTTATCAAAAGGACAAGAACCAGACTGTCAACTTGGATGGAGCCATAACCCACGCCCGAGCTGGCAATGCCACTATGACGGACGGCTATGGGCCTGAGCTTGTTACCAATGGTGGGTTCGACAGTGATCTAAGCGGCTGGAGCGACTCGGGCCTTGTATCAAATTATCTGACAGGTGGTTTGCTAGGCTTCACAGCAACTGCTGGAGGACAAGGAGCGTACCAGAGCTTTTCAACAACTGCTGGCAAAACGTACATAGCGACAGTTAGGTTAGTTAGCAATACAACAACAGCGAATCTTAGGCTTGGTGACGGATTAACTCCTGACGCTGGAATTAAAAGTGCATTGCTAGATTCTACTGGTATAGCTGAAGTTGTTTTTACAGCCGAATCATCTACTAGCTATGTTTATTTAAGAGCACGAGCCGCAGGTACTTTTGAGTGGGACAACGTAAGCGTCCGAGAGATGCCTGTTATCAAATGGGCGCCGCATAATCTGTTGACGTATTCTGAGGATTTGAGTCAGTGGACAGAAAATGGAGCAACAGCTTCTGCAACAGTCTTAACATCAAACTCAGGACTCAATGCTCATGCTCGTTACACAACATTTGATTATACGGCAAATCAAAAACAAACCTTTAGTGGCCGTATTGAAGCTGGAACGCATAGTTACGTAAACGTAAATATTTATGCGAATACAGCAAGGTGGATTGCTGTTGTTTTCGATCTCACTACTGGAACGGTTTCGGAAACGGCAACGGGTGCGACATCAGGAACAATAGACTCGTCTGAGATAAGCGATAATGGAGATGGCAGTTATACGTATAAGATTGTCGGAAGCATAAATCAAACAGCATCAACAACTCGTTTTTATGTCGGGTTTGCAGAATCTGCAACAGGCAATACGTTTGATAGTGCGGCAGGGCGCTCAATGTGGCAGTCTTCAGCCACTGGGACTGAAACATTTACATCTCATTATGCAACAACATTCCGCTCAGACTTAGGCGGCATGGTAAACAACCCTGATCGTGGGGACTCATACGTCCCTACAACGTCTTCTGCTAAGTACCTACCCCGTATAGGCCACCACGTCTACAACGGCTCTGCATGGGTTAACGAGGGCGTACTGGCTGAGTCTGAGCTTAGAGTTAATCTGGTTGATTACAGTGACTTTAGTTCTGGTTGGGTAGACGGCGGAGCAGGTTCTTTAAATTTAACTGAAAACTCCGCAGTTTCGCCCGACGGTACTCAAAATGCTTTAGAAGTGGAATCAACAGGATCAGGCTCATCATCTTATATTAAGCCTAGTTCTGCTGTGTTTACTAACGGATTGTCACCTACAGTGTCTGTTTATGTAAAAGCAGGAACTCATTCTATAGTTAGAATCGCAAACAATAACTCAAACGATAACGGTGCGTGGTTTGATTTATCAGATGGTACTATCGGAACCGATAACGATACTGGCGGACACGGAAATACAGCCAGCATAGAAGAGGTTGGTAATGGTTGGTACAGACTGTCTCGTTATTTTGGTTCTGTTACCACAGGCAGTAACGATATAATTATTGGCCCTAGTAATGCAGACGGAGGCACAGGAGTAGCACCTGCTAACACTACTATGTATTTTTATGGTGTTCAGGCTGAGGTTGGGCAGTCTAGTGCGGCGGCTCCTACAGCCTCATCGCTAATTCCAACGTCTGGTGGTAACGGCGATCGCGCCGCAGAAACCTTCACTATCCCATCGGCTAACCTACCGTGGCCTGAGCCGCAGTACATAGGTGATGAGCTGTTTTCTGGAGCAACATACTTAGGTAATGGTTGGACGGATAACGGCGACGGCTCATACACATCAGACGGATCTGACTTAGGCGGCAGTGGGCGATTAAATATAGTTAATAGCACCGTAGCTGGTACTGTTTACTACCTAACAATGGATGTTAGTGCTAGCTCTATAGATGTTCGCCAAGGCGGTACAAATGTTTATTCTAGTCTTACAACGGTGGCTGTTCCTATCGTTGGAGATTCTGGCGGCGGCAATATAAACATTACTGCGAACGGAGCTTTGACTGTTTCTAATATTAGTTTCCGCGAGATAAACCCCCTGTCAGTCTCCATCGCTATGGATGGGCGCATGACGTATGCTGATACTGGTTCATTTATTGAGATTGTGCCTTTCCGCTGGAGGGCGGATGCAAGTAACAGGATTACGACAGAGCTATCTACTTTCGGCTCTCAAGGGGGACAGCTTTTGTTTGCACAGACTAGCGGCGGAACTAACGACAACGTGCAATCTGCAACTGATTATTATTCTCCTGACATACTTGTTCCATTCGATATTTCTGGGCGACATGGTTCTACTTTTATCAACGGCGCAGTAGAAGGCGTAGCACTAACGGCCAACACAACGCCTACAGCCCTTCCTGACTTGTCTGCTACTGACTTAAACTTTGCCTACGACTTCCAAGGAACCATCGGCACCTTCCGTGTCTGGGATAAGGACTTAGGAGACACTGGCCTTGTCGAAGCTACTAACCCAAGCCTAGAGCCATCCCTTAGCCTAACCTTTGAAGGTGTCG